CGCTTTATAGTGCCTCGTTATCCATTTAATCTTGTGCGATGTCTCCCCAAGATTGTTGTATAACTCCCCTTCCTCACTATTACCCATTTCCTTCATAACAGTAGCCTCTAACTCTTTTATGCGTTCCTGAGAGGTCTTAATCATGCTTTTTAGCTGATGTATTTCAAGTATCTCATCACCAACATTCGCAAGATCAACTATAGGCGCATCACTATCGTGACTATTGAATATCATCGCTAGATCATTAGGGTCTTTCGATGGATACATATAGTCTGCTTCATCTCCCCCATCTTGAATAGCCTCAACTCTCTGGTAAAAGTCTTGGCATTTCTCAATAATGGCTTTCTGCATTTTTGCGTCTTCTCTATAGAAATAATGGCAACATCTATTGCCTCTATAAAGAATACTAACTACACCCCATTTACGCTTTGTAGCCATTAAGCCAGCCTGTAACTGCCATACTCCCAAATAAGGGGGCGGTACATCACGAAAATAAGTCTCAGTGCTTTTACACTCAATATTTCCATCTCCTTCAATATCGAAGTCCAAGCTCAACCCTTGTGGCGCAAAGGTCGTTCTATCGTCTATGGTGATAGTCTTTTTGCTAGGTATATGAAGAATACCATCAAGAGACACAGAAAAGAGTTTCTTTCCATCGTGATTAAAGTGATATGGCACTATTACTTTGGAAGTGACATTTTGTTTTTCTAATGCAAGAACATCACTCAAATCCTCTATAATATTCTTCTCATGTTTATCACCCCATTTCATTGCCTCAGTACGCTTAACTTCTTGTACCTTAAAAGGTTCAACCTTCCTTGCGCCCAAAATGTTAGTCAGTACTGTGTTTGGAGTCATAAAAGGGTTATCATCCATCAATGCTGGAATGAGAGACCCTGACAAATCCTTATTATCTGTTATCTTTCCTACCATGATGACGAACTCGCATGGATTACAGGAAGATACGCTAAAATAATAAGACCTATAAATATAAATACTATCTTACAAAAATCTACTAACATAACCTAACCTCTTTAGTTAGGCTGAGTAGTCAGGTTAGTCTGTCTAGTCTGGCGTTGGTCTTAACCGAATATATATTATGCGCCAAATAGACTTTACCCAATTACCCAGCCGTCATTAATATTACCCAAGATAATCAATCATTTATACCAACTATCTCAACTCCTACTCTCTTACTCGTTACTTCTGCTCAATATTATTATGCAATTAAATCAACTATTTGCATTTACTAAATGTATTCATTTACAACAAACATCACTCAAAGCGTTGTTTCCTATCGCGTATTCCGAAAATCGACATACGGAGCTTTAGGATACTTTAGAGAATAATCAGCAAGTCTTTTTACCTCTGAATTGCAATCATGGATAGCTTGTCCAAAGGAATATAAGGTAGTTACATCTGATGTTTTAGATTGCTGCCGTTCTACTTCAATTTGCTCTAATCGTGCTAGTAAATCGCGAAACACAACCAAAGCATTTTTGAAATGACTTGGATGGCAACACGGCACAGTAATTCTTTTGGAATACGTTTCGCTTCCACCAGTTTTTCTATAGTGCCGTTCCTGTCGAATACGCTCTTGCATCGACTTAGGACTCAATCGCCTTTCGTGATATTTAATCTCATGTTTCAATTCATCATCCATATCAAGCGTTACTCCTTGTAGTATAAATGTTAATAGTTCACTCAATCAACTGGTAGCCATTACCTTTTTTTACCCTGTTAGACTGGAAGTCACTTCCATGCTTTTTGTATAATCTGAGTAACTCTATGCAGTTATGGAAGTACTCTGTGATGTCATCCGTAAGCGTAAATAATATGTCATCAACGTGCTTCTCAAAAACACACAAAGTCTCTGGAGATGCCTTAAAACGTAGCTTTTTCTTACATTCACAGCATTGTTCTTTCGTGCAACACAACTCAATCATTTTCATATCTCTTGCTTGAGAATATAAATTTCGTGTCGTTTTTGAACTGCAATTCAGCCTCTTAGTCACTTCCCCTATTGAGGTGTAGGTATTATTGTAATGCGCCTCAGCACACACTCGTACAAAGACACGAGTATATTTACCATTGTTACACCACTCCACCATCTTTCTTTCTGTATCAGAACCGGCATGGAGCATTTGATCTAGCATTTGAAATATCTGGATATCTCTTGTGCATTTGTTGGCTAATACTTTTCTTTTGTAATGACTAAATACCATGTCAATTTCTGCCATATTTGTGTCGTGTATCTTATTCATCGCCCCTCTCCTTCCTGAGATAGTTTCTAATGGTTGTAACGTGCCACGTTCTACTCCCAGTCCGAGTGACAATGTTTCTCTTTTCCAATCCCCTCTTAATCATCGCCAAGGTAACTGGTGGTGTTTCCTTCTCCATTATTTCGTTTATGTGAGGCATAATCTTGCGTCTGAACGCATCACCTGACTCACGTTTGACCTCAGAGGCTTTCTTTACAGCCTCAAGTATCTTCTTGCTGCCAAACTTCTTTCCATAGCGTCTAGCGTGTTCATGCCCCCTCTTTATTCGTTGAGCGTGTTTCTCCCTTCTATGAATAATCATTTTCTCTGCTCTGTGAATAAATCCCCTTACTGACACAACATCCATGTCAGGGTCTTTGGTGGAGCGCATTGGTACTCTTGTCTTTATGATGTACTCCACACAAGGTAGGTTTTCTTCCATCTCTAAAAGCGTTGATGTTACCAAGACGCAATCCTTGTTAACGAATACGGCTTGTATCGCTTCTTTGAGTCCAGAGATGTTTTTATCTGTTACAGCACTGCGAAAAGTGTCTGTAAATATTTCTATTAGCTCTAACCCAAGCGTCTTGCAAAACTCCACGATCTCCTCGTCAAGCATTGCCCCTTCATTAGAGCCATGACGGATACGTTTGTATCCTATGGCAAGTGTCATTGTTAAAACTTATGCGTCTTCATAGAAGTTGATTGCTTCTATAATTTTTGGCATTAGCTTGTGCATTTGCTCTTGAATTTCGTTGTAGGTTTCTTTGCCACTGTTTGACATTCTGTCAAAATCAAACCCAAGATCGTTAATCTTTTCAATTAAATCTTTTAAATCTTTAGTCATTAGCTTTGCTCCAATACTTTTTCTTCTACTTCTTCCCAAATAAACAACCCACCAAAATAAAATAATCCTGTTTTTTTGTCAGGCTCAATACTCCAATATTCAAGCCAAGGGTTTTCTTCATCAAAATCTTCAGTAACAAACGCTTCTTTTCTTTTTTCTAATAGTTCATCTCGCAATTTTGGGGGGCAATAATATTCAAGTATTTCTTTTCGAACTTCATCTGTGACGTATGGATTAAGCCACCCATTCCAATATTTGTTACTCTTGTCATAAAAGCCTTGGAAAACTTTGTCATCCTCTATGGCAAATTTACATGGCACTAAAAATTTTTTTAAATTAGTCATTTCCTTATCCTCTTCATAAGTTTTGAGAGTGCCTTTCATATCATCTGGTTGTTCCATAAATTCTTCACCAAAAGCAAAATTGAAAACTTGTTTCTTTTCGTCCTCTGTACACTTCTCGATTAATTTATTGTCAATTATGTATTCCATTCTTTCTTTACTTAGTTTCATTAACTTCTCCTTCTAACATTAATATATCTTCTATTAACTCTTATAATACATCTATAAACCTTTTTCAAGTACAATATATATATATTATATAAAAATTATATAAGGTGTAGGCATGAGTGAAAGTGAACAGCAAATCTTACTATTGAGTCCTGAGACGCGAAAGATGCTCAAGGAGGAAGCGCAAGCGGATACTTACAAGTCTATGTCGCAAGTGGCAGATGAAGTTCTCAGAGAAGGATTGAACGCCAGAATACAGGCAAGGCTCAAGCAAAAGATCAAAGAAGATAACCTTGCTGATGCCGTAACCAATGCAAGGAATATTTATTATGGTGACGAATAAAAGACGAGGCTATGAGGTCGAGCGAGAGATAGTCAAGCTATGGCAAGGGCTAGGCGTACCATGCAAAAGAATATTAGCCAGTGGTGCTTTCAAGCACTACGGAAAAGATTTAGCCGGAGATATTCGGCTGAATGGACTCAGGGTGGAAGTAAAGAGACGCAAGAACGGAACTGGATTTACGTTTCTTTATAAAGCATTAGAGCAAGATAACGCTCAAATGTTGATATGTAGAGCAGATTCCAAAAAGAGGCTCTACGTCATCCCTGAAGAAGTCATGATTCAGTTCGCAAAAGATATGGGCTGGATGCTGGGCTTCAAAGCAACAGAAACAGAAATAGAAGGAGTTAAAGATGAATGAAGTAATTGATTTAGGATTAATGAGTGAGGGTAACAGTGAGTATATACGCTTCAAGCCTAGTGTTAATGCGTGGATAGCCGATGGCGATGAAATACAGCTAGAGGATGTATTGTTAGACCCAAGTACCTTAAAGGTGGGTTGGGGCAAGATAGCCGAAGGGCAAGCTCCTGAGTGGACATGGGATGAAAGACTAGGCAAGAAAGCCCCTTCCCCATCACCTGACCATAAGCGTGGGTTCTCCGTTATGATTAAGATTAAGGATAAGGGATGGCGCGAATGGTCAGCTAATGGCGTTGGTGTAATGAAGGGCTTTTCGGAGTTGTGGCAAGTCGTTGGTCTCCAGGTAAAAGACAATCAGGGCAAAGGCGTACATCTTAAATACAAAGGCGCAAGATTAGAAAAGATTGGTAAGGGAGATACGCGAGTACCAGAGTTTGAGGTGAAGACATGGCGTGAGATGACCGATAGACCACCAGTAAAAGAGGAAGCTGTTGTGGTTGAGGACACAAACGCTGCTCGTGGTCTTGAAG